TCTATAATAGGCAAGGCCGCTTTCAACAGATTTTTCATTGCCACCAAAGGCAGCATCGTAGGCAGCGTTCTCAACAAGTATTCCTACGTCTCTAAAACATTTTTCTTGATTGTATTCAAAACTTGGATATGTTTGATTTACATAAGCAACGACTTGCTCTTGTAAGAAAGGTTTGTTAGCTAGCATCAATGTGCGAGCATCAAAGAATCCTTGATTTTGATTACCGGCATTAATTTTCATGCCGCGTTCGATAGTGCCTGTGTTTACATGAACTGTGATAGATGAAACATTTGCGGCCCATGTACCTGTACCAACTGCGGCGGGTACTTGAACTGTTTGATTAGGTATAAACATTGTTCCATCACGTAACCAAGGTCCAGACATGTTTGTACAGTTCTGAACATATGGTGAGTGGAACAAGTCAATTTTATCTTCGCCTGTTAGCGGAGGAAACGCTGTGGCATAAGCACCGCGATTAAATCCAGACGCATAAGGTCCTTCTAGTAGTCCACTACGTCCGTTTAAGAACTGCATAAATGCTAGATAGCATCCGCTTTCTAAATGGAACAAGTCTTGCGTCTTGTTAATAGGTTCGACACCAGTGGTTCTAATATCAGAACCCATGATACTTGTATATGGTTTTAGTCTTAGAGGATTGTCTTCTAAATAACGACCAGGTGCTACACGAATCTGTGTACCTGACTGATAGTAAGGACTGTTTATCGCACCTCCAATTGTTCGACAAGCACGACTAGCATCTTCGGCACGACCGTCATTGGTATCGTTACCGTCCATAGTAACATATAATATGTTTGTAACAACTGGCGCAGTACCAATTGGATTACTACCTCGAACACGAATGTCGCCAAACATGTCTGTCATTCCGGCGCCAATTGGAAGAGTGTTAGTTCTCTTTGACGGACTGTCTAAGAAATTGCTGTATAAATCTTCTAAGTATGCGCCGGTAATGTCTTCATTGATAGGATAAATTACTCCACCGATATTGATATCATCAGTGACTGTAATATTTTGTCCAACAACAATATCTTGTTCAACACCTAGGCCACCTTTAACAACGGCAGCACCAGTAGTTGGACTTGTTGACTGATCTGTTGATTCTACTAAAAGACGATTAGTAGTTAATTTACCTAGACCAGGATTGTATACTAATCCGCCAGAACCACCAAGATTATCGTCACCGTATAGAACACTACCGTCTGCGCTGTTTAAATCTTCTGTAAATGTTAGATAAAAAGATTGATCAGTGTTGGTTGATCCAATGATTAACTGACTAGATGTATTTGCTAAGGCAACACGACCATAGATATATCCACCAACGTTTAAGTCTTTTTCAATACCTACACCGCCGGCAAAATATGCGCCACCGACTTTACGTTGATCTGGTGATCCAAAAATATCACTAGGGTCATATGTGTATTCAAAAGGATTATTAACGTTTGCTGAATCTGATTCAACTGTAGCAGAGACATATAATTGACCGGTACTTGATGTGATTACTTTAACATCACCAGAAGGAGCCGATACTGTTTGATCGGTATTCGGGGTGTTTGGAGTTATATTTTTCGTTCCGGTTATGCGGGTCATATTCTTTCCTTTAGAGTATTTATTAGTTTAATGAATTCGCATTTCAACTGAGTCTACTAACACAGGATCACGATGCGGCCAATGAGGATGTGCTTGAAATCTAAACACAATTCCAAATGTCGAATCTAGTAAATCAGCTAGTGTTAACTCTAAAGTAGACCACAGATCAGTTTCACTTCCGTAAACTTTTATCGGATTAATTTCTAATGTTGCTCTATTATCACCAATAGGTGTTTCATTTAAACATAATTGAATGGTGTCATCGGTAGCGCGACCATATCTTCTTACATTTAATCTAACTTCTATTCCTGAAATAACTTCGGGAATATTACTAAAATTAAAACCTGTTGCTCTAATGTAATAGGTTTTATTTCTTAAATCGTGTTTGGGACTTCTAGCAATATGATGTAACGTTCCGTTGGTTTGAATAGAACGTCCGTCGTTGCTTTTTAGTTCATCAAGACCATTGTCTTCATTCCACATAATATGAGCGTCTTCACCGCCCTCTTCTGGGTATTGCGAAATAATAGTAGGGAATGTCCAAGCAGTAGTCATACCAGTATTTACCTGATTTTATATTATACACACAAAATGAAAAAGGCTCCGAAGAGCCCTTTTCTGTTTCTAAAATAAATTTTAGACTGTAGCAATAGAAACGCGGCCAGTTACAGCGCCTGTGATGTTCCAACCTGCGGAACTACCATCGGCAAACTGATAACCTGTACCAGCACTTGTACGCTGTGTTAGGTATGCTCTACGTGCTGTTAGCTTGGTAACAAAGTAAGTACAACCTTGTGTATCTGTAGCAATTAGACACATTTGACCTGGATCTAAGTAACTAGCATCAGTGGCAACTAAACGACATTGACCTTGTACACCATCGTCGTCTTTAACTAGATAACGGCGGCTTGACTCTTGTTTTAAAATGTCAACAAGTACACCTTCTGTACCGTCAATGATGTAAGCATAGGCAGCTAGACCGTTGTCACGGACGTTACCTAATACCGCTGTACCAGCGGCAGCTCCACTAGTGAACTGAACATCAGCATCGGCAACACTGATATAGTTGCTACCAACATTGGTAATTTCAACATTCTTAACACCATAGGTGATAGTTAATGTAGCACCTGTACCGCCAGCTGGGCTAACAGAAGTTGCTTTAGCACCTCCAGAGATTGCTGTGTAATCACCTTCTGTTGTTAGTGTAACACTGTCAACACCCCAACTTGTGATGTTGAACTGTAAGTCTGAGCCGTTGAAGTCAGAACCGGCAGCAACTTGTGTACGTGTAGCACCTGTAGTTGTTGTTGGAGCGGCTGCGCCAGTCCATACACCCGGTGTTACTACACTGAATGTAGCGGCATTACCGCCTGCGCCTGTGTCAATACGAACACGTAAAGGTGTTGTCCAACTACCGCCGTCGTATGATCCACTGAATTCGTATTCGTCACCTGGATCAACCGCTGTTCCATCATTTAATAATGTTAGTGTAACTGTTTTTAAACTGTTAACAGTCCAAGTAGCCATTGTACCTGTACCGCCTGCTGTTTGTGTTAGTACATTAGCATAAGCATAACCACCACCTGCCGCTGTAGCAACAGCAGACAATGCTTTACCGTGGACAATACCAGTTGCCGGTACACCGGAAAATAGATCTGGATCACCAAATATAATTCCAGGCAATGCTGCCGTATATGATCCTACTGTGTTGATAGTCACACTAACAACATTTTCTCCGCCTTCACCAGTTGGACCACCAGTTGCGTGGTTTTGGTAAGGGCTGTTTAAGTTCGCAAAGAACCTTTTCTTAATCGGACGTCCCATTTTGTTTCTCCTTATAGAATGTGAGCGTTCTAGGCCCTACGCTGTGGGTACAGCATAATTTTCTAGACATTATATTTAACAAAAAACCCGCCGAAGCGGGTTTCTTGTATTGCTTTTAAAGCCAAGTAGTTGATTACTTGAAGCTTACGTTGGCAGTTGTGATAGCAACTTTACCTAGGTAATCAGCGGCGTTACCTAGAGAAGAAGCAGTGTTTGTCAACTCAACATAGCCGTAGCGTGTTAAGAAGCCAACTACTGGTTCGAATGTTGCTGGGTCAAGAACAACACCAGAAGACATTAGAGGAATGTATGGGCAATAGAATGCCGCTGCATCAGCCTCTGAAGCACCTTTGTAACCAATTAGAACTTGGTTAGCATCTTGTGCTGTGTTGTCTGTCATGTAAGCGTCAACATAAACACGCATAGCGCCATTTAGTGTACCAACGAACTTAGTGTTTGTTGGAGCATCAAATGTACCTTCTGTTGTACGAGCAAAAGCGCTAGTAGTAGCAGATTGTAGAATTGTTAGAGCTTGGTTGGAAACAACAGCCCAGTTACCAGCACCACGACGTGTGCGTTGTGCGATCAAGTTAGATACACGGTTGATCTGAATCGCTAAGGCAGCGTGTTCATCACCAACGAATGTAGCTGTACCAGATACTAAAGACTGGTCATAAGTTTCTTCAACAGAAGCTAAACGACGTAAAGAACCTAGGATCTCTTGGTCGATTTCAGCTGTGATTTCTTGTGCTAGAGCAGCCATGATTTCTGCTTCGATGTCAATACCTTGTTGGGCTTGTGCATCTTGTGCAGCTTCAAAAGTCCAGCGAGCGCTTAGTTTACGAGACTTAGCTTCAACTGGGCTCTTCAAGATCTGAATGCTCATTCTACGACCTGGACGGCCTTCTAAGGCAGCAGTTGTATCTGCGCCTGGAGCTGTTTGGCTGTCGTTGTTACCAGAGTAACCAGCGGCAATCTTGAATGGGCTTAGGGCCTCTTCACCAGCTTGTACTTGGTCGCCGGAATCAGCGTAACGAACACGTAATGTGTGGATCTGAGCAACAGGTCCAGTCATTGGCTGAACGCCGATGATTTCGTTGGCAATAACTGTCGGCATAACACGACGAATTACTGGAAGGATAACGCGGTTTAGCGTAGCGATGTTACCGGCACTTGTGGAACCAGCAGTTGCGCTTTCACCCAAATAACGGCGTGTATTTTCTAAGCATACGCTCATAGAAGCACGACGATTACCTTGTAGGCCTTCAAGCAGAGCTTCTTTGGTCTCTGACCATCTTTCATTTAATAGTTGTGACATTTCTTTTGTCTCCTTGAAATTATTTTGTTAAGCCCGCTAGTTTGCGGATATCAACAATATTATCTAAGCCTACCTCAGGCTTACTTTCACGATTTCCAGTTACTTCAGTGCTTTCAGAAAGCATTGCCTTTTTAGGAGCAGCTCTCTTTTCGCCTTCCATTACTGTCGGTAGGTACTTGTCAAAAGCTATAGAAAGTTTTGGTGTCTGTACAGACTCTAACAATTCTTTCATTAACTCTCTCTTATCAGCACCTAACGGTGCTAGTAACTCAGCCATAACGGCTTTGCGCTCCATTAAATCTTTCTGAACACGGATTTCGCGGTCTTTAGATTCAACGATAGTTGCTTTTTCTGTTACAGCTTGTTTTGCTTCGGCTAATTCTTGATCTTTCTTAGCGATGATCTTTAACAATTTACTTGTTTCAGATTTTTCGTTTAGGAAGGAACCAGAATACTCTTGGGCAAACGCTTCATAAATTTTACGACCAAAGTCATTGTTACGGGCACTGTCAATATCTTCTTTCAATTGCTTGATTTCAGATGTTAACTTACGTGTAACCGCAGTTTCAACAACTTGTGCGCTTCTTTGAATGAAGCTTGATTTGATTTCTTCGAACTTGCTCTTAGCTTCACGAACTAGCTTAACTTTAGTTTCAGCTAGGTCACGCTTGTCAGTAGCAAACTCTTGGATTTCTTTGGCTAGAGCATGTACAACGAACTGCTCTAGTTTTTGGAAGTTCTCAGAAACTTTCTTACGGTCTCCTTGGAACTCTACCAATTCTTTACCTAATTGCTGGATAACAAAACCTTCTAACTTCTTAGCATCGCTAGCAATACGTGTTTGGTATGCTACTTTTGCTTCAGCTAGTGCTTTCTTGTCATCATGCAACTCGGCCATTTCGACGGCCAATCTGTCGCTTAACATCTTGTCGATCGCTTCTACCATGACAGTTTTGTCATGTGTATACTTTTGTGCGAATTCTTCACGAAGTTCAGCGGTGACTTGGTCGCGATTCTCTTGAATCTTAGCGGCAAGTGCAGCTTCAACAACTTGAGTTGTCTCTTCTGTCATTACGCCTGACTCTACTAATTGTTTGAATGCGTCCAACATTTATTTCTCCTCGGGCTTATTTTAGACCTTTAATAACATTAAGGAGTGCTTCCTTAAGGTATTTCTGGGCCTTTGGATCTTCTTTTACTTCTTGTGCTACTGTAAATGCTCTCATTCCGCCTCTGGTGTTCATGATATGTTCATAAACAGGAGTAGGATAAGCGCCAGGCGCACTGGGTTGGGCAACTACGTCTACCGTAATAATTTCGAAGTCAGATACATGGCCGTTCATGTCATTAACATTGCCGCTGCCACGAGAACTTACACCAAGTTTTACACCGCTTTCAAGCATAGTACGAACTAGGTTACCCATCGGTGTAGGCAAAATTTTCATCTTGCCATAACCATTAGGACCCTCCATCCACATCTGAGTAATCATATGGGATACACGGTCCAAATTCACTTTGAGATCATCAGGATGATCAACTTCTCCAAGAACACTATAACCATTTTGAATCTGATCATTAAGTGTTTTCACAGCACGTTCAATTTCGTCTACAGGGTAGACACGTTGATTAGCGTTACGGATTCCACCTTGGATGGCAATGCCTTTTAAGTAAAGGCTCTTACCATCCTTGTCGTCAGACTCGAGTATAACTCCAGCCTGATCGAAACTTAGGTTTTCACGTAGATAGGAAATCTGTTTCATCCAGTTTCTCTAATTATGCGTTGCGGTTAGGAGCACCGTTGATAGGGCTCTTAGCGCTGTCAGCACCGCCAGTTTGACCGGCTTTGTCGCCTGTACCAGAACCAACTGGGCCAGATGACTTGCTGTTTTGTGTAACTTTGCTTAGATTCTTAAGGCCCATAGA